AAAGTCTTGTAGAAGACGTAACTGAAGAGTTATCCGAGGCCACAGTCTCTCCTCTGATGCAAAAATACGTTCAAAATCTTTCACGCATTGTTAAAAGTTAATTTTTTATAAATAATAACAGAGTTCAGAATTTACTCAAAGGAGAAAACTATGTCAACAGATATTTTACAGAAAAAGTGGGCTCCCATTCTTGAGCATGCATCTATGCCCAAGATCGAAGACGCTCACAAACGTGCTGTAATGGCTCAACTTCTTGAAAACCAAGAAGTCGCTATTCGTGAAAGCCACTCGGGTGGTTATGTTCAGCAAACTTCATTGTTGAACGAAGCCTCTCCCACCAACAGCTTTGGTGGTAACGTAGGCGCTGGCGGCCAAGGCCCTGCGGCGACTGACAGCGGCTCAATCGATTATACTGATCCCGTACTGATTTCTTTAGTACGTCGTGCTATGCCTAATCTCATTGCTTATGATATCGCTGGTGTACAGCCTATGTCAGGTCCTACTGGTCTAATCTTTGCTATGCGTTCACGTTATGGCAATCAAGGTGCTGAAGCCCTCTTTAACGAAGCTGATACCGATTTTTCTGCTCAGAATGCCGCTGGCGATTTGACTGGTGGATCACCTGCATCTCATCTCGGTACATCTCCAATTGAAGGCACCTACACAACTGGTACTGGTATGACCACAAGCGCTGCTGAAACTCTCGGTTCTGGCGCAGCTAACGAAGGTCAATTCGCTGAAATGTCTTTCTCAATTGAGAAGGTCAGTGTTGCTGCTAAGAGCCGTGCTCTGAAAGCAGAATACACGATGGAATTGGCGCAAGACTTGAAAGCAGTTCATGGTTTGGACGCTGAGCAAGAACTTGCTAACATTCTTTCTGCTGAAGTTTTAGCTGAAATCAACCGTGAAGTTGTTCGTACTATTAATCAAACTGCTACAATCGGTGCTCAGCAAACAGCTTCTGCTGGTACTTTCGATCTTGACGTTGACGCTAATGGTCGTTGGTCAGTTGAAAAGTTCAAGGGCTTGATGTTCGAACTTGAGCGTGAAGCAAATGAAATTGCTCGTGCTACTCGTCGTGGCAAAGGTAACGTCCTCATCTGTTCTTCTGACGTAGCTTCTGCTCTTCAGATGGCTGGTGTTCTGGATTATACTCCTGCTCTTTCTAACAGCCTTCAAGTAGATGACACTGGCAACACTTTCGCTGGTGTATTGAATGGTCGTGTTAAAGTATACATCGATCCTTACTTCTCAGCTGGTGCTTCTGGCAATCACTATGCAACTCTTGGTTACAAGGGTACTTCTGCATATGATGCTGGCTTGTTCTACTGCCCTTACGTTCCTCTCCAGATGGTACGTGCGGTTGGACAAGATACGTTCCAGCCTAAGATCGGTTTCAAGACTCGTTATGGCATGGTAGCTAACCCATTTGCTACTTCTGCTGCAGACGGTGCTATCGATGTTGCTAAGAAGAACATCTACTATCGTCGCATGGCGATTGCTAACTTGATGTAAGATCAAATCAGCAATAAGACTGATGTTTAAGGGGCTCTTCGGAGCCCCTTTTTTTTGATTATAAATACTAAACAACAATAGAGATTAATTAGATGGCAACTCCTTCAAATACAAGTTTTTTAGCCAATAACAAATATGACTTTGTTATCGAAAGGCTACCTAACTTTACATTTTTTGTGCAGGGTATCAACATGCCATCTATCACAATGAATCCAACACAGACTACATCACCATACACAAACATATTCAATCCGGGCAATATTTTAACATATGAACAATTGCAGGTAACATACATTGTGGATGAAGATATGAAATCGTGGTTTGAAATCTACAACTGGATGACAAATCTGGGGAACCCTACATCATTAGATAAACTGGGAACTTTGACAAAAACTTCAGGCAAAATCAATAGCGTTACATCAGACGCCACACTATTGATAAAGACGAATTCTAATAATAATAACATCCGAATAAAATTCTACGATTTGTTTCCTATAGAACTGACCGGATTTACATTGAGCAGCGCAGAAGGACAAGACTTTCAAACAACGTCCGCCACTTTCTCATACAATTATTTGGAAGCAACAACATTGACAAATTAGTAGTAATGTAGTATAATTAATATATTTCGGTTTATTATGGATTTATTATGACTTTAGATGAACTTATGACAGAGTGGCAAGAAGACGCTCAGATCGATCACACGAGCTTAGGAATGGAATCTTTGAAGATTCCCAAGTTACACAGCAAATACCTAAAATTTTATTATGAGGAGCGAAGACGTTTGAAAGCGTTGGAGTTCCAGAGTAAGGATTTGTACCTCGCAAAGCATGAATATTACAACGGCAAGATGTCAGAAGAGGAACTTAATGAACGTGGTTGGGAACCATTTCAAAAGATCTTACTAAAAGCTGAATCTGAAATGTATATCCAGTCGGACGAAGATATTATATCAGTAAATATCAAAATTGTAAATCAAAAAGAAAAAATGTCGTTGCTAGAAGAAGTAATCAAAAACTTGAATCAAAGAAATTTCCAAATAAAAAATGCAATAGATTACCTCAAGTTTACTGGTGGTGAAATCTAGTGTCTAACATTGTCGCAGCAAAACTAAACGAAGTCTACGCTTATATACTGTGTGAGAGCGGAGAAGCTATGGAACTCAGCGAGTACTTTACTTTTTATGTTCCCGGCTATAAGTTTATGCCTGCGTACAAAAATAAGATATGGGACGGTAAGATTCGACTCTTTCATTCTCATAACAGAACATTATACTATGGATTGATACCACATCTAAAACAGTTTTGTGATGAACGAGGATACAACTTTTCTCTGGATAAGTCAATAGATGCTGACGAAGAATTTTCTGTAGAGGAGGCAAACCAATTTATAAAAACACTGAATCTTCCTTTAGAGCCTCGTGATTATCAGATAAAGGCATTTGTACATGCTATACGTAAAAGACGAGGAATGTTACTGTCTCCCACAGCGTCAGGTAAATCTCTCATCATTTATTTGATTATGAGATATCTTGCAGGAAAGACTTTGATTATTGTACCAACAACATCTTTAGTGTCTCAATTATACAAAGATTTTATTTCTTATGGCTACGACTCCGAAACAAACGTACATCAAATTATGGCGGGCGCAGATAAAGACACGGATAAGCCTGTTGTCATTTCTACGTGGCAGTCCATTTACAAGCAAAAAAAGGCTTGGTTCAGCCAGTTTGATGTTGTTGTGGGAGATGAGGCACATCAATTCAAAGCAAAGTCTCTAACATCTATCATGACAAATCTTGAAGATTGTGCATTTCGATATGGGCTAACAGGAACACTCGATGGAACACAAACTCACAAGTTAGTTCTTGAAGGATTGTTTGGTGCAGTAAAAAAAGTGACGTCAACAAAAACTTTAATGGATGCTGGAAATCTAGCCGAGTTCAAAATTAAAGCACTTATCCTAGAACACACAAAAGAAAACAGAAAGCTTGTTAACAAGTATACGTACCAAGAAGAAATAGACTACCTGGTTGCGTCGGCTAGTCGGAATAACTTTATAACAAATCTTTCAATATCTCTTGAAGGTAATACTCTTTTATTGTTTCAATATGTAGACAAACACGGAAAAATATTGTATAATACCATTTGCGATAAAGTAGAAGAAAATAGAAAAGTATTCTACGTGTCGGGTGAAACTAAAACTGAGGTAAGAGAGGATATCAGATCTGTTGTCGAAAATGAAAATAATGCTATCATAGTGGCTTCATATGGGACGTTTTCTACAGGTATAAATATTAAGAACTTACATAATGTTATATTTGCTGCACCTAGTAAAAGTAAAATTCGAATATTACAATCAATAGGTCGTGGCTTACGAATAAGTGACACAAAGACTACATCAACTTTATATGATATTGCCGATGATCTAACTCATGGTAAGAAACAAAACTATACACTAAATCATTTTGTAGAAAGAATGAAAACGTATAATGAAGAAAAATTTGATTATAAAATCTACAATATAAAACTTAAGGATTAGTATGGACGTTACCAAAATAATTAGAACATCATCAGGTGATACTCTCGTGACACGAGTCATTAATGAAACTATTTCTTATATTGAAATTATGTATCCGTTTCAAATTTTGAATCAAATTGAAGGTGGAGAAAAACTCAACATTCGAGTATTGAAGTGGGATTATGCTTCTGACTTTAAACAACCTTTTAGGATGTACAAGACAAGCATCATTTCAATTTCTGATCCGACTGAAGATATGAAGAAGTCGTATGAAAACGTCATCAATTCTGATCAGATAGATGATTACATTCGTGACACTAAGATAAGTGACCCAGATACCAAAGAATATTTAATGGAAGTACTGGAAAATCTCAAGAAGAAAGAAGTACATTAGAAATATCCATATGTATAGGCTACACAGTGATTGTACCTCATTGTCAAGCAATTGTCAAGTTTTTTAAGGATTTTATTATGACTAAAAAAGATAAACCTCTGAAGCACTACGTTAATAATCAAGAGTTTCTTGAGCATATAACTATATACCGTGATAATGTTATTAAAGCGAAGAATACGGACAAACCTAGACCACGAGTTCCCGAGTACATAGGTTCGTGTCTTTTCAAGATTGCTACACATTTGTCTCGTAAGCCCAACTTTGCCAATTATACTTTTAGGGAAGATATGATCTCTGATGGTGTTGAGAATTGTCTGTTGTATATCGACAATTTCGATCCCGCAAAATCTAAGAATCCCTTTGCATATTTTACTCAAATCATTTATTATGCGTTTTTACGCAGAATTCAAAAAGAGAAAAAACACCTGTACGTAAAATATAAGAGTATGGAGAATGAAGTGATCAACACACTGATTCAGAATCTAGGTGAGGATCATGTTTCTGAGCAACTTAATGGTATGGTACATGATGCATACAGTGAAGAGTTCATTGCCGATTTCATCGAAAGTTTTGAAGCAACTAAGAAAAAGAAGAAAGAACAGGCAAAGAAAAAAGCTTGACATTTCGTTAAACTTGCTTTATAATGTGCAACAATAACTATTAGTGGATATTTTATGAAGGTTTGCCTTTTAGGTGACACCCACTTTGGGGTACGTAATGATTCCTTAGCGTTTCACCGATATTATGATGAGTTCTATACGAATCATTTCTTTCCGTATTTGGAAAAGAATGATATCAAAACGATTATCCAGTTAGGCGATTTGTTTGACCGTAGGAAGTATATCAACTTTGTTTCCTTGTCAGAGAGTCGCAGATATTTCTTTGACCGATTGGCTGAGTTTGATATTGACTTTCACGCACTGATCGGTAATCACGATATCTTTTGGAAGAATAGTGTAGAAGTAAACTCTCCGGATTTGTTGTTGAAAGACTACGACAACATTACTCTATGGCAGAAGCCTGGGGCACTGACAATCGGTGGCGCTGTGTTTGATATGATCCCGTGGATATGTAAAGAGAATCAAGAAGAAATCTTTTCGTTTATTGACAAGAGTACCTCTCCGTTTTGTATCGGTCACTTTGAGTTGGCTGGATTTCAAATGATGAAAGGCGTAAATTCACACGATGGTATAAAATCAGATTTCCTTGACAAGTATGACGACGTATTCAGCGGTCATTTTCATACGCAATCAAAGTCCGGTAACGTAAGATACACGGGCGCACCATACGAGTTGTTCTGGAATGATTATGCAGACCCGAAAGGTTTTTGGATATTCGACACCGACACAAAAGAAGTGGAGTTTGTACAGAACGAATTGCATATGTTCCACAAGATTTTCTATGACGATTCTAAAGAGATAGAAGACATTGACTTTGAGAAATACTCTGACGCTTATGTCAAGATTGTGGTACTCAACAAACAAAGCCCATATTTATTTGACAAATTGCTTGATGAGTTGTATAATGTTAATCCGGCAAATATATCTGTCATTGAAGATTTCACAGATGACGTTATAGAAAATATTGATTCGGAACTGATAGACCAAGCAGAAGACACGCTGACGATTCTATCTAATTACGTAGACCAACAAAACATAAATGAGGCAGAACCAGTCAAGACACTGATGCGTGAACTTTATGTCGAGGCTCTGTCGCAGGAGACTGTTTAGTGATTATATTCAGAACTTTGAAGTATAAAAACTTTTTATCGTCTGGAAACTATTTTACTAAGATTGATTTGGATAAAGAAATATCCACTTTGATTCTTGGTGCAAACGGTTCTGGTAAATCTACAATGCTTGATGCGTTGTGTTTCGGGTTGTTTGGCAAGCCTTTTCGTAACATTAACAAACCACAATTACTTAACAGTATCAATCAAAAGAATGCGACAGTTGAGATTGAGTTTGATACGGGAAACAAATCCTACCGTGTTGTGCGTGGTATGAAACCAAACATCTTTGAGATTTATTGTAACGGTAAGATGCTCAATCAAGATGCTGCGGTTAGGGATTATCAAGATACTTTTGAGAAAGTAATTCTAAAACTTAATTATAAATCATTTACGCAGATTGTAATTCTGGGTAGCGCATCGTTCACTCCGTTTATGCAACTGTCTGCGTCTGACCGTCGTTCTATCATTGAAGACTTACTGGATATTCGTATCTTCTCTACGATGAACTCACTACTCAAAGAACGATATCAGAAACTAAAGAATGAACTTACAAATGTCAAGTACAAATCTGATTCTATAGAAGAACGAATAGAGGTACATCGCCAGTATATTGATGATATCAAAAAGGATAACAAAGAGAAAGTCAATAACTTACGAGAACAGATTACTAACGAACAAGAACAGATTGATTCTCGACTAGAAGAACTCAAGTGTTTACAGAAAAAGCATGATGGTGTGGCAGATGAAGTCCGAGAAGCAGCATCTATCTCAGATAAAATCAAGAAACTAGAAGACGTACAAAAAGACCTCAAACGAACTAAGAAAAAAATTGATAGTGACATCTCTTTCTATGAAGACAATGATGAATGCCCTACTTGTAAGCAGGGTATCGAAGAACACTTCAAGAACGATATTCTTACCGAACGATCTGATAAGAAATCTAAAGTTGATGATGGATTGCGTGAACTCAAACTCAAACACGCCGCAATGAAAAGTAAGATGGAAGTTATTCACGAGGCTATGGAACGAATGAACAAACTGAAGATTCGTATATCATCGCTAGAGAATGAAAACAACGCATCTACAAAATACATTGGCTCATTGGAGGAAGAAGTTTCTAGATCATCGTTGTCGAAGACTAATATCAATGAACAGCAAGATAAACTCAAAGAGTTGGAACAAGAACTTGCTGAGAACGAAGAGCGTGTGAAAGTAATGCTCGAAGAGAAACACAACCAAGAGATTGCTGCACACTTACTCAAAGATACTGGTATCAAGACTAGGATTATCAAGCAGTATATTCCTATTATTAACAAGTTGGTGAATAAGTATCTTGCGTCTATGGATTTCTTCGTGAATTTCAACCTAGACGAGTCGTTCAAGGAAACAATTAAGTCCAGACATCGTGATGACTTTTCGTATGCTTCATTCTCCGAAGGTGAGAAACAACGAATCGATATGGCGTTGATGCTAACTTGGAGAACGATTGCAAAACTAAAGAATTCAACTAGCACTAACATTCTGATTCTAGATGAAGTCTTTGATTCGTCACTAGACAATAACGGTACAGAAGACTTAATGAAACTCTTGAATATGTTGGAAGCAACTAATTTGTTTGTTATCAGCCATAAAGGCGATATCTTACAAGACAAGTTTGCTGATGTTATCAAGTTTGAGAAACACAATAACTTTTCTAAGATGGTAGAACAATGAAAGACTGGCAACACGGATATGATTTAGAATATTTAAAAGATCTTGAGAAGAAATTTTCAGATTATAATCAATATACTTTGTCACCATTCGCTAAGTATAAGAAAAATAATATTGCCGAATCATTACACAAAAACACCTTGATACTTTTGGATGATGCTCGATTAGAAATCACTACATCGAAAGCAAGTTCAAAGATCAAATTATATGGCGATATTGTAATCGGAAAAAAGGAAGTTGGAGATGTCACAATATCGAAACTGTCTGGAAATCTGCAAACGTTAGCGCATGCTATAGATGACTATAGTGACAACAATTGTTGGCTTTATGTGTGGGCAGAAAATAGCAAACATACATCATTAGCCAAAACTTGCGGATTTTGTGAGGTTGGACCTAAGATTACTTCTTATGGAGAAATTTATAAAATCTTTTATAGAGGAGAAGATCGGGAATTTCCTATAGTAGATCCGGTAGAGTTTGTGGCAATTAAAAAGGTAGATGATGTCAGATTAGATTTGATTGAATCCATTCGTAGCAAGATTGAGGATTTGCCTGAATTTACTAATCACTATAGCAATTACAATAAAGGAAAGTCTTGGTCTGCTTTGTCTCTCAGAGGCTACACAGCAGACCCTTCATTTATTACTAAGCCTAGCGAAATGAATGCTGCGTGGAAAAAAGATCACGAAACACTTGACTTTTACCTACAAGATAGTGTATTATATGACTTGTTTCCGGAGGTTAGAGAGTTGATTGCTCCTTACGGGGATGATGTACATCGTGTTAGATTAATGCTATTAAAGCCTAAGACGGGGGAGTTGAGTAGACATACTGATCAAGTAGATCCCGATTCTGGAGGTTCTATTGGTAAATTATCAAGATTGCATTTTCCTATTGTGACAAACGATAAAGTTTTATTCACGTCGTGGGATACTGACGGAGTAGAACATAATGTCAAAATGGATGTCGGTGAGTGTTGGTTTCTTGACACGAGGAAGCCACACAAAGCAGTAAACTTTGGTGATGAAGATAGAATTCATTTAGTTGTTGATATTGTTACTGAGAAATTTTTATATGACAAACTTATTGGCTGAAGATTATTTACAGTTGATTGCTGGTTGGCAAGACCCAAACCCCACACCCGTTATTGAAGAATACGATGGGGTATCTGTAGTGCGTGACGATTTGCTAAGTTATGGTAGCAAGATTCGTTTTATTGATTACTTTATAGGTCACGCAGAAGAAAACAGAAATGTCAAAGAATGGGTGTTTGGGTCTTGCCCCGCAACAGGTTACGCACAGATTAGTCTGCCGGTCGTGTGCGAAAGGTACGGAAAGAAAGCCGTGCTGTTTATGGCAGAGCGTAGTATGGATAAACTCCATGACTACCAAAAGAGGGGGTTAGAACTCGGCGCAGAATATCACTGGGTCAAAATGGGTATGCTCAATGTGACGCAATCGAAAGCACGTAAGTATGTAGAAGAGGACTCATCCACTCGCCGAGTTCTTCCCCTTGGATTAGAGCACGAAACTGTATTAGCATCTATTATTAAAGTTGCTAGAGAACTTCCTATTGTACCGGATGCTATATGGTCAGTAGGTTCTTCAGGAACTCTCAATAGAGGGCTTCAGTTAGCGTTTCCCGAATCAGAAATTCATGTAGTTCAAGTTGGACACTCTATGAAAGAAAGAGAGATTGGTCGAGCAATCCATCACATTTCTCCATATAAGTTTGACCGCCCAGTCAAGAAGCACGAGATACCACCTTTTCCGTCTGCACCTACGTATGACGCAAAAGGATGGCAACCTATGCTTGATTATTATGAAACACATGACAAACCAAAAAATATTTTATATTGGAATGTTGCTTTTTAAATACTTTTGTGTTACAATACGATATTCGTTGGGAGTATCTAGATGAAAAGTAAATATAAGAAAGCATATATGAAAACGGCAAAAACATTTGCCGAACTTAGTTATGCCACACGAGCGCAAGTTGGTACGATTATTGTAAAAGATGATCGCATTATTTCTATTGGTTACAATGGTATGCCATCCGGTTGGGATAACGAATGTGAGTATTACGATCCAAAAACAATTGAAGATTGGATGAATCCTTCTGACTACGACGTGTATTGTAGGAAGATCACAAAAGATGAAGTGTTGCATGCAGAGACAAATGCTATAGCGAAAGTGGCACAGAGTTCTGAATCTTGTAAGGGTGGTGTGATGTTTACTACCCATATGCCTTGTATTAATTGTGCTAAATTAATACACCAGAGTGGTATTTCTGCAGTTTACTATGCAAATGATTACGATTCAAATGTAGGATCTGGTAAGCAGTTTTTACTTGATAGTAATGTAGAGTTGGAACAAGTATGATGAAAGTATTTTATGAAAAAAACGATTGGCTAATGGAGCATCCAACAAACAAAACTTTTGAAGAAGTTATGTGTATGACTGACGAAGAGTTTGTTAATTGGTTTGTTGAGTTGCGCAAAGCGGTTGTATATGCTTGGGATGAATTGGGATTTCCACCAAGAGTGGGCTACGATGAACAAGATATAAAAGATCAGTTTAAAAAAATGTATGGATATTCTGTTCATGAATTTGAAAAAATTGATGATAGCACCGGAGAATCTGATGTCATAAAAAACTCATCTAACTTAGGGAATGCGGCTAATCAATGGTTCCCCACTATGATGAAAACTCGAATCAATTACAACGCTAATGATGATGGGCTTTCCATATACGATCATTTTAAAAATGATGAACTGTTAGAGAAAACTCTTAAATATGCTCGCCGACATTTCAAGCGTGATTCTTTTTATTCATATTCTCTGACAGTAAAAGTTGGAGAAACGATTACTATAGGAAGTTTGAACCACACGGTAACCGATGCAAAAAGCTTCATTGAATGGTTTGAAAATAAAGCAAGGGTATATGATACGCATGATTATTGGATTGACCATAAGAAAGATACTGAGTATACAGGCTTCAAGGATGATCTAAGAAAAACTCAATTTCTTTGCTTGACAAAGGAGGAACTTTCCTGCTATAATATTCCCGAAACATGTAAAAAGAATGTTGGAGAAGATCGAGAGGGATTTATTTATCAGATTCGAATCTATAAGAAAGGTCAAAAACTTTTCCCGATTGGATTGAAAGCATTTAGAATTTCTTGGTGTCAATATGCTGTCAACTTTCCTCCGATGACCGCTAAGTATTTGTATGAGAAATATACAAAGCATATTACTGATCAAGATACTATTAACCTCTACGATCCGTCAAGCGGATGGGGTGGAAGAATACTAGGTGCTATGGCTGTAAGATCACCTAACAAAATCCATTACATTGGAACAGATCCGAACACCGATCATACAATATACGTTGATGGTAAAAAAACTACTAAATACGAACACTTAGCTGATTTCTACAATCAGACTAAAAACGAGGGAACGCTATTCAAAAAGTCAAACACTTTCGATATCTATCAGTTGGGATCGGAAGTCATAGGTGAAGACGAGAACTTTCAAAAGTATCGTGGAAAATTGGACATGGTATTTACATCACCCCCATATTTTTCTAAAGAAGCATATTCGGAAGACGACGAACAATCGTATAAAAAGTTTGATACGTATGAAGTTTGGAAAGACGGATTTCTGAGACAGACACTAAAGACTGCAGTAGAGTATCTAAGAAATGATCGATATCTTCTGTGGAACATTGCTGACATAAAACTCGGTAAAGATATGCTGCCATTAGAAGATGACAGCAAAGAAATTTTGGAAGAGCTTGGGATGGAATATAAAGGATTCTTGAA